TTGTTTTTGTTCTCTTTTTGTTCTACCAGATGTTCACGTTTTGTTCCAGGGGGCGTGGGCCGGGTGGGGGGTGTACGTATATGTATACACAGAATGACAGAGATTAGGAATTTCAGTTTGTTAACCACTTGTGTATATACAAGTTTACACTCTTACCCGGGTAGTTCCTGGGAGAGTCCGGGGTGCAGATAGAATGAAACATATTGTAACACTTTGTTACAAACATAAAGCTTGACAGAAGGGCGGGTATCTACTATAATTATACTGTTAGTATTACTAATGGTAGTACTAATAAGTACTACTTATGAGTATAACCGTTAGTAATACTAGTAGTCTTATTTCTTTTTATACTTATAATACTTATAGACTACTAGTAAATACTAACAGTATTAGTAGTATATCTCATCTAAAGTAAAATAATAATTTTAGTTCTGCATTTATCTATTGACAGATGCAAGCTATTAGATACAACTAGTGGTGCATTGAATTATTCCAATGGCAAGAAAAGTAAAATACTACCAGTCAGATAAAGTTCTAGAAGAGTTCTATCGAGCTTTAGCTAATGGTAATGAAAGAGTTCTACGAAGAGTTCACATCCCTCACAGTTCAGTCTTCTACGCTAGAAAGGCATACCATCAGCATTCAGGCGAATGGGTATCTCTTGATAGAATGGAAAGAAGTATGTACCTAGAGGGAATGCTAAGTAGGTACGATGTGTTAGACCCTGACAGAAAGAGAGACTGGGAATAATGGTAGATGAATACGACTTAGATAAGAATGGTAAACTGGACGCAGAAGAGCGTGAGATCTATCTAGAGGATAGGCGTAGACGTATGGAAGATGAAGATGCCAAGCGTGATGCCCAGCGCAACATGACCTGGTTTGCTTTATCTGGTATGGTTCTTTACCCTATGGGTATATTCCTTTGTACACTGATTGGTATGGAAACAGCAGCTATGCTAATAGCTGACATAGCTAACATCTACGTTGTATCAGTATCAGCACTAGTGGGTGCATACTTCGGTTTCAATGCAATAGGAAATAAAAAATGATAGGACAACTATTAGGACCAGTATCACAATTGGCAGGTACGTGGTTAAATGGTAAGGTAGAAGAAAAGGCTGCACAGAATAAAGTAAAGGTAGCCAAGGCAGAAGCGGAAGCAGCCATAATGCTCTCAGCCGCTACATCAGAAGCGGAGTGGGAAAAGATAATGGCACAAGGAACTCAGAACTCGTGGAAAGATGAGTATCTGGTTCTACTTTTTTCAATTCCACTTATCCTTGCATTTCTACCTTTTGAATGGGCTAACGCTGCAGTAGCAAATGGTTTTGCTGCATTGGAGTCTATGCCCCAGTGGTACAGCTATACCTTAGGTGTAATCGTAGCAAGTAGCTTCGCCGTAAGGTCAGCAACAAAGTTTTTTGGGAAGTAGTCATGGCAAAGAAAGATAGTAAAGAAAAGGGTGCAGTACAAAGCTTTTTAATTTCTATAGGGTTTGGTTCTCCACAAAGACGTGCTTTTAATAATTTGATAGATGCAAAAGATTTTAAGAAAGCAAGAGAAGCTTATCCTGAACTATACAAAGAGTACGTACAGGATAAAAGAAAAAAAGCTACAAGACAAAGTAAAGGTGGCTATAGCACAAAGAAACGAACAGGAAGTATGGACTATCGCAAAGGCGGTATGGTACTATCAACTGTAGACAATAGGAAGAGTAAGTAATGGCATTTAAATTAAGTAGACGTAGCTTGGATAAACTAGAAGGTGTAGATGATAGTCTACAGGCAGTAGTCAAGATGGCTATTACTCTGAGCGATACAATCGACTTCGGAGTGATCCAAGGGATGAGAACGGTTGAACAGCAGAAGGAGTTAGTAGCTTCTGGGGCCAGCCAAACGATGAAGTCTAAACACCTAGAGGGTAAAGCTGTAGACCTTATGGCATACGTCAATGGACGTGCTTGCTGGGAACTAAATGTTTATGATGATATAGCTGATGCTATGAAACAGGCAGCTATACAGGTAGGCGTTCCTATTTGTTGGGGAGCCGCATGGGGTACACCAGAAATGCCTTACCCAATGGATATTCGTAAGTGGGAAGGTTCAATGGAAGAAGCTATGAATGCTTATATTGACCTACGTAGATCTCAGGGTCGTAGGCCATTCATGGATGGACCACACTTTGAATTGATTGGTTGACACAGATAAATTTTTCTGGTACAATCCCTTTTTATAATTAAGTAGGTAACTATGTCTATACCTGAACGAGTAAAAACTAAGATGAAGAAGGAAGGGCTGAAGGGTGTAAACAAACCCAAGCGTACTCCTAGTCATCCTACCAAGTCACACTGTGTGATGGCAAAGGAAGGTAACACTTATAAGTTTATTCGTTTTGGTCAGCAAGGTGTAAGTGGCGCAGGTAAGAATCCTAAGTCAGCAAAAGATAAAGCACGTAAGAAAAGTTACTACGCAAGACATAACGCACAGGACTCTAGTCCAAGTAAACTAAGTGCGAGGTACTGGTCACATAAGGTTAAGTGGTAATGTGGTTAGCTATTGTACTAGCTTGCAGCACACCTTATGCTCAGTCGTGTATTGTGTTCGCAAAACAAGAAGAGTTATTCGTTACAGAAGAACTATGTAAAGAAGAAACAGATAGGGTTTCGGTTATGATGCAGTCACAAGGAATGTTTGCTAGACCTGCCTGTTTTAAAATCGGAACAAACTTATAGGAGTATAGAATGAAGAAATTACTATTATCGGCTGCACTTGTAGCCACAGCAACGTCTGCATCAGCGATGGACTTAGGCTACGGCCTATCACTATCTGCTGAAACAGATATGAGTTACACAACAGGAAAAGAAACATGGGAGTTGGACTTCACACCTTCTATGGGTCTAAACCTATACGGTGCTTCACTGTCTGCTGAAACAACTGTCGATGTGTTAGACATTAACAATGGTGACATCTTTACAGGAGTAGACTGGAAAGCTGAGTACGTATGGAATGGTATGACAGCATACACAGAAGTATCATCAGATGCTGATTTTGATTTTGGTGATATTACAGTAGGCGCAAAAATTAAATTCTAATTGGTAGATAAGATGACAGAAGAAGAACTAGAAAAAGAAATCCAAGAGAAGCAACAACAGTTACATGAACTCCGTTATGGAGAAATAGATAAAGCTTATGCTGAGTTTCAGGATGCACGAAAGGTCGCATTAGAAAAGTATGAAGCTTGGAGAGAAGCTTGTCAGAAGCATGGGTCTTCTCCAAATAGTATTATGTATTACTTCAACACTTGGAAGTTTTAATATGCCAGTAAAAAAAGCTGCTAGTAAACCAAAGAGATTTTCTAAAGGGGGTAGCACAGTCAATGCTGCTGGTAACTACACCAAACCGACTATGCGTAAAAACTTGGTCGCAAAGGTCAAGGCAGGTTCAAAAGGTGGCAAGCCTGGACAATGGTCAGCGAGAAAAGCGCAAATGGTTGCGAAACAGTACAAAGCCAAAGGGGGAGGCTATACGTCATGAGAAGATATCTTAAAAGACTATGGTGTGCATTTTTAAACAAGAAGTGTAACCCTCAGTGTGACTGCTGTTAAATGGCACTTTCTAAATCGCAGAAGAGTTTAAAGTCTTGGACAAAACAGAAATGGCGTACTAAAAGTGGTAAGCCATCTACGCAAGGTTCTAAAGCTACTGGTGAACGTTACCTACCTTCTGCGGCTATCAAGTCTCTTAGTGCTAGTGAGTACGCAGCCACTTCTAGAGCAAAACGACAAGGCACTAAGGCAGGTAAGCAGCATGTGGCTCAACCTAAGAAAATCGCAAAGAAGACGAAAACCTTTAGAGCCGCTAAGGGTGGTCTTACAAGAAAAACCAAAAGGTAAATAAAAACAATAATAATATGCCTTACTTAACAAGTAGTATCCCTCACTTCAAAGCGTGGGTTCGTAGAGAATACACAAAGAACTTAGAAGAGTATCATGGAGAATACTTACATTGCATGGTCATTGGCATCACTACTATGCCAAACAGGACTCTCAGCTTTCAAGTTATTTTTACAGGCTGTGAGTCTGATGATAGTGATAGCCCCAATATACATGGTGGTGCGATGTGGGCTAGATTACCTCTTGTAGCACTCGTAGCAGATACACCGTTGGAAGAATGGCCTCAACAATTACCACCATACTTGGCGCAGCCTTGGGATTGTATGTCGCACTATCACTCAGTTTACAAACTGGAGAGAGCGAGTCCAGCACCTTGGATAGCGAAAGTAGATGGGGAGTTCTATCCAGCTAAATACTATTTTACAGTAGACTACACAGATAGTGAAGTCGCTGATGATCCAGCCCAACACAAACAGTCTCACGTATTAGAGTTGTTAGACGCTGGTAAGTACACAGGTAACATAGTTGCGTTACCCAATAACAGAGTGAGAGTAACTCACCCAGCTTGGTTTGAAACAGGAGAAGGTGCTCCAGACTTTAAACCTAATCAACACATATACAACTCTAAAGAAGACGTAGAGTACGTCTGGGATACACAAAGAGTATTTAACAATCTATACAGTGAGGAAGAAACATGAAGATGAAAAAGAAAGGATACGCAAAGGGCGGCATGAAGAAAAAAGGTTATGCTGCTGGCGGTCTTAAAATGGTAAAGAATAAAGAAGGGGATACGGTTCCTTTCTATGCTGCTGATGGTAAAGGTAAGATGAACAAAGGCGGCATGATGAAGAAGAAGGGCTATGCCAAAGGTGGTGCTGGAATGAAAAAGAAAGCATATGCTAAAGGCGGTAAGGTAGCCATGTATAACGTAGGTGGTATGGTTAAGTCTTCTAATGAACTTAGTACTGGCATTGCTAGACCCAAGAATACTTATAAGTAAAGGAATACATTATGTCAGCAGCAGCCGCATTTAAAATAATTATTAAACTAGGTAGAAAGTACTTTGGAACTAATTCTAAAAGCCTAGCAGATGACTTAATAAAAAAGGGTGGTAAGAGAATACCTAAGACTAAACTACCTAAGAGTGCTAAAATCAATAAAGCACCTAGTGTTACAACTAAAGCACCGAATGTAAAGTTACCTCTTAAGAAGCCAAACGCAGATAAGGCACTGCCTAAGAATGTTCAACTTCGTAAAGACCCACCTGTAGGACGTAAGACCACTACTCCTAACAAACCAAGTCAGCCAAAAGCACCTGCTAAACCTAAAGTAGGTACAAAGGCTCCAACGAAGCAAACAACTAGAGGTTTCAAACCTGAAAACATAGCTAAACCTAAAAGGACTAAACCACCTCTAACAAGAGTTCCGGGAAGAACAAATCCTGTTCCTAAAAAACTTAGAAGCACTCCTGCTGCTACAAGGATAGCACCCTTAGAGAGTGGACCAGAGATCGATAAGAGCACTGTAAAACCAAGGAACACTCCTAAGACGAAGACAGATAGGAAGTTTGTACCTAAGACTACACCTAAAACTAAGAAGACAGGTCCAGCACTTAAAAAGGCTCCACCTAGAACTGCTCCAGCAAAAGGTCCAGTAACTAATGAGTCTTTTGGTAAAGCTTTTAGACGTAATCGAAATGCTGGTAAGCCTACCTTTATGTGGCAAGGTAAAAAGTATACTACTCGATTAAAAGAAGAAACTATCGCTCAACACAAGAAGAAGTTTGGTGTAGAAGGGAAGTACTAATGTTTCGATTTGAAGGACTTGAAAAGGATCAAATAGTAAATTCTCGTGGAGATGTTGTTGGTCAACTAAGTTATGGTGAATGGATTACTAAAGATCCAGAAGTAGAAGCTTGGTTAGCTGAGAACACAGAGAAGGTTCGAGCTAGAAACGATAAGGGTCATTACGTTAAGGATGACCCCTCTACTCCACAGAACGAAGCTTGGACTACCAAAGTTAAAAAAGCGGTCACAGGTAAAAAGAAAAAGTAAATGGCAAATCCTGCTACAGCTAAATACTTTACAAAAGCTAAAGACTTATCTGCCACTTCAGGTGGTGCTAGTGGTGATGTAGTGTATACGTGTCCTAACAACCATGTTGCACTCATCACTTTTTTGCATGTATCGAATGGTTCTACAAACAATAAGAAGTACAGTCTTCAGTGGTATGAAGCAGCTACAACTACTTATCATTTTATTGTAGATGAACACAGCCTTTCAGCAAATAGCTTAGAGGAAGTTGTACAGGGTGGTGGATACCTAGCCTTGGCTGCAGGTGATAAGATTGTAGGATTTGAAGACAGTAGTTCTGACTTTCATGTAGTCGTATCTGGTGCGGAGTATTACCAGCCGACATAACGGGGTTGCAATATTATCTATAGTATGTTATAACTATATGTGTAAAACTAGTCTCCAGTTGGTTTATTAGCCAGCTTGCACAAAAACGAAACTGGAGATTTTTTATGTGGAAAGAATATTGTAACCGTATACTCAGAGCTATACAGAAATCACAACAACGAAGAGCAGACTATCATACACTAATACATTTGTCTGATCGTGAACTAAGTGACTTAGGGATCGGTAGGTCTGAGATAAGAGAAAGAATCTATGGCAAGACAGCTAACAGATAAACAACAAAAGTTCTTAGACGTTCTTTTTGATGAAGCCAAAGGAGATCCTGTCAAAGCTAAAAAGCTTGCAGGATACTCCGATGGTGTAGCTACAGCACAGGTTGTAGCTCCTTTAACAGATGAAATCGTAGAACTAACAAAGAAGTTTATATCCCAGTCTTCTACAAAAGCTGCTTACACAATGTATAGTGTAATGGCTGACCCAACAGACTTGGGTGTAAAAGAAAAGATGCTCGCAGCTAAAGATCTTTTAGACAGAGCAGGATTTACAAAGACAGAGAAGGTAGAAGTAAAAGCCTCAGAGCCAGTGTTTATCCTACCGTCTAAGGATAGTGATGGCGAAGATTAAAACGGCTAGGGCTTCAGAAGCTACCTATCCAAACAAAGTAGATTGGCAAGTACCACTCAGGGGAGAAAAAGGTGAGTGGTATCCTATCATCAGAGTTGGAAGACATGTACCTTTCGGCTACAAACAGGATGATGAAGATCCTGACTTACTTATACCCATCCCAGAAGAATTAGAACTTTTAGAAAAAGCAAAATTATTTCTACAGGATTATAGTTTGAGAAAAGTATCCAAGTGGTTATCGGATCAATCAGGTAGATATATATCACATGTAGGGTTAGATAAACGTGTCAGGATCGAAGAGAAACGGAGGAGAGCTTCCTCAAACTACCGCAACTACGCTAGGAAGTACAAAGAAGCGCAAAGGAAAGCGGAGAAGATTGAAAAGCAAAGACTTGGTGGTAGAGAAACCAAGCGAATCTTTGGAGATGGATGGTCAGACCTCCCCAGCGACACCGAAGCCTCCACAGAATGAAGTAGAAGAAGTTCCTAGAGATGTTATCTTTGAACCTAATGCTGGTCCTCAAACAACATTCCTAGCAGCTACAGAACAAGAAGTGCTATACGGTGGTGCTGCAGGTGGTGGTAAAAGTTACAGTCTAGTAGCAGATCCAGTTCGATACCTGAATAACCCCAACGCTAGAATGCTTCTAGTTCGTAGGTCAACAGAAGAACTAAGAGAACTTATATCCGTAAGTAAACAGCTTTACCCAAGAGCTATTCCCGGTATTAAGTTTATGGAACGAGACAAGACGTGGGTAGCTCCTAGTGGTGCAACTCTCTGGATGTCATACCTTGATCGTGACGATGACGTTATGAGATACCAAGGTCAGGCATTTAACTGGATAGGTTTTGACGAACTGACACAGTGGCCCACAGACTACGCATGGAACTACATGAGGTCACGTCTACGTACTACAAAAGCTTCAGGGTTACCTCTCTATATGAGAGCTACAAGCAATCCGGGTGGTCCGGGCCATATGTGGGTTAAGAGATACTTTATAGATCCTAGTCAACCTAACAAAGCATTCTGGGCTACAGATAACGAAGGTGAAGTAATCTGTTGGCCTAAAGGACACACTAGAGAGGGAGAGCCTCTTTTCAAGAGGAAGTTTATCCCTGCGACTTTGTTTGATAACCCTTACCTGTCTGACGATGGGATGTACGAGGCCAACCTACTCTCTTTGCCTGAGCACCAACGGAGACAACTGTTGGAAGGGGATTGGGATATTAATGAAGGTGCAGCTTTCCCTGAGTTCAGTAGAAAGATACATGTTGTAGAACCCTATGACATCCCAAGTAACTGGCCTAGGTTTAGAGCAGCAGACTACGGATACGGATCTTACTCTGCTGTTATATGGTTTGCTGTAGCTCCTGATGAACAGCTAATCGTTTATAGAGAACTATACGTAAGTAAAGTTTTAGCTACAGACTTAGCAGATATGATTTTAGAGATTGAATCTGATGAGAAAATAAGGTATGGTGTTCTCGACAGTTCTCTCTGGCACAAGAGAGGTGATACTGGACCTTCACTTGCAGAGCAGATGATACAGAAGGGTTGTCGATTTAGACCAGCCGATAGATCAAAAGGTTCTCGTGTATCAGGTAAGAACGAGTTACATAGAAGACTACAGGTAGATGACTTCACGGAAGAACCTAGAATAGTTTTCTTTAGTAGTTGTTACAACACAATTGCTCAACTTCCTTCATTACCTCTGGACAAAAACAATCCTGAGGATGTGGACACTAAGTCTGAAGATCACATCTATGATGCTATTAGATATGGTATCATGACAAGACCAAGGAGTAACCTGTTTGATTACAACCCTGATACTCAGAGGACAGGTTTTCAAATGGCTGATTCAACGTTTGGATACTAAGGAATAACTATGGAAGAAGATGAAAACTTAGCTGAAGAAGTGTACATGGAAGATGCTGAAGTATCTTTTATAGAAGATACAGATGAAGATTCTAAGTCTGATCCTTCAGTTGGAACTATTGTAGGCTATATACAGAAACGTTTTCAAAAGGCTGAGAATGCTCGTAATGCTGAAGAACAACGTTGGATAAAAGCCTACAGAAACTACAGAGGTCTTTATGGACCAGACGTAAGTTTTACTTCATCAGAAAAGTCTAGAGTATTTGTTAAGGTTACAAAGACAAAAGTATTAGCTGCTTACGGTCAGATTGTAGAAGTACTCTTTGGTGCTAACAAGTTTCCTATTAGTATCGATCCTACTATTTTACCTGAGGGTGTTTCAGAGGCTGTACACTTAGAGACAGAAGATACTGCTAAGAAGATGCAGGAGCAGCAAACACCTATGGGTGAAGCCGAGCAGATCCAGCCCGGTGAAACTCTTATTGATTTTAGAGATAGACTAGCAGGTTTAAAAGAAAAACTAGCACCTGTACAAGATAACTTAAAAGAAGGTGAAGCAGAATCACCTACACAGATTACTTTCCATCCAGCTATGGTAGCTGCCAAGAAGATGGAAAAGAAAATACATGACCAACTAGAAGAGTCCAACGCAAGAAAAGAATTACGAAACGCAGCGTTTGAGACAGCCCTGTTTGGTACAGGTATCATGAAAGGACCATTTGCGGTAGACAAAGAATACCCTAACTGGTCAGAAGACGGTGAGTACTCACCTGTAATAAAAACAATACCTAAGTGTTCCTCAGTTTCTATTTGGAACTTCTACCCTGATCCTGATGCATCTAATATGGATGACGCAGAGTATGTTGTAGAGCGTCACAAGATGTCTCGAACACAAATGAGAGCACTTAAGAATAGACCTTTCTTCAGAAGCAATGCCATAGACACAGCTATATCTATGGGAGAGTCCTACACTAAAGAGTGGTGGGAACAAGCTATGCAAGACGATGAGCAAGAAGCTCAAAGTGAAAGGTTCTCAGTCCTAGAGTTTTGGGGCTACATGGACACAGAGATGTTGAAAGATCAGAATGTAGACATCCCAAAAGACATGAAAGATTCAGATCAGGTATCCGTAAACGCATGGATATGTAACGGTCAAGTACTACGCTTAGTGCTTAATCCTTTCACTCCTTCATACATTCCGTACTATGCAGTACCTTACGAAGTAAACCCATACTCTTTCTTTGGGGTAGGTATTGCAGAGAACATGGATGACACACAAACATTAATGAATGGCTTTATGAGAATGGCAGTAGATAACGCTGCTCTCTCAGGAAATCTAATCATCGAGGTAGACGAGACAAATCTCGTCCCAGGGCAAGACCTCTCCGTGTATCCGGGAAAAGTATTTAGGAGACAGGGAGGGGCACCTGGTCAAGCTCTTTTCGGAACTAAGTTCCCTAATGTATCTAACGAAAACATGCAACTATTTGATAAAGCAAGGGTACTAGCAGATGAGTCAACAGGATTCCCATCATTCGCACACGGACAAACAGGTGTTCAAGGTGTTGGTAGGACTGCTTCTGGTATTAGTATGCTTATGTCTGCTGCCAACGGAAGTATCCGAAATGTTGTTAAGAACGTAGATGACTATTTATTGTCACCTCTTGGTAAAGCTTTCTTCAACTTCAACATGCAGTTTGACTTTGACGATTCTATAAAAGGTGACCTAGAAGTAAAAGCACAAGGTACTGAAAGCTTAATGGCTAACGAAGTACGTAGTCAACGCTTGATGCAGTTCCTACAGATCACACAGAATCCAACACTCGCACCATTCTCTAAGATGGATTATATCATCAGAGAGATTGCTAAGAGTATGGATCTAGATCCTGATAAACTTGTAAACTCTATGTCTGATGCAAAACTACAGGCTGAGTTACTCAAAGAGTTTAGAGCAGAGAACCCTGATGCACAACCTGCTGAAGGTGTACAGCCACCTCAAGGTCAGGGAGCACCTACAGGAGTACAAGATACTTCAGGAGCAGGTGGTGGTAATATAGGAACAGGTACTGCACCTCAACCAAACGAACAAGGTTTCTCAGGTAATACAGGACAACAAGGTGCTGCATGAGCCTGAAGTTAATCGTAAACAATAAAGACTCTTGGGATGCTATGCTTGAGGAACTAGACTCTCGCATAGCTTTCTCACATAAACAAATGGAACAACGAACAGAACTAGAGGAGTTATACAGACTCCAAGGAGAAGTTCGTGCTTTACGCTCACTTACTAAACTAAGAGATAAAGTAAATGCTTAGACCAGTACCAAGACCTAGAACTAAAACAGATGAGAAAACTTTACGTGGTAGACCTGTCTGGATTGATGAGACAGGTTATGTTACAGGTGAGAAAGGTACTCGTTATTCTGAAGTAACTACAACAATACCTTGGGGAACTGAGTGGATTACAGCCCCTAGTGTTGACGAGGATGGATCTAAACTATCTGATGAAGAAGTCGCTAAAAAACTAAAAGACAATGAAGGTAGAGACTTTATCACAGGAGAAAAGCTACCAACATTTGAGAATGAAACAGAAGCTACTGATTATGCCAAGTGGCGTTCAGATACAATGTTTGATCAAGATCAGATAGAAAAAGGTTATAAGCCTGTACTAGAGCAGCAACAGTATGAAGAAGACGTAGAAGAAACTCTATCAGATAAAGTAATGAGAAAAGCCAAACCATTTACTGATGAAGTAAAAGGATTTGTAGACTATTTATTAACACCTAGTCAACACTTCAACGAAGGTGGTCTAGCTACTCAGACAGAAACAGCATTTGGTTTTACTGCGGAAGGTGCAAAGCAAGAAGCAGAAAAGTATGCTGAAGAGTTTAACGAACAAGACCAAGCCAACATAACTAAGGCTGCAGAGTTCCTCGTTCCTTTCTATGACTCAGGTGTAAACATTGGTAACGTTGTCCAAGAGTATATGAAGCCTCAGGCAGAACGTGACAATGAATACATAAAGGATCAATTCAAGCAAGCAGGACAGAGTGCAGCTATCGAAGGTGGTATGTTACTCATGGGTGGTGTACTTGCTAAGTACGGAGCTAAAGGTGTTAAGGCTCTAGCTGATAAAGTAAAACAATACGAGATAGATCCTAACGTTGCTTCTACATTTGGTGTTGGTGCTATTAGAAAGAAAGCAGTTGATAAGTCTGCTGACGTAGCAGAAGCAGAAAAACTTATTGATGATCCTAAATTATTAGATGCTTGGCAGAAAAGAGAGGGTGGAAAAGGTCAAAGACAAAAAAACCCTGAAGATTCTGAAGCTGCAGCAGAAGCTTTATTTAGAGGTGAGATAACATCTAAGGAAGCACGTAATCGTATTAGTGGTGCTATACCTGCACCAAAAGAATACACTGCTGATCAAGTAAGAAGAATGATGCCAACTGTTACTGATGTAACAGGAGCAATGGGTAAAAAAGCAAGAGACTACGGTATAATAGGTGTAAAAGGTTTTGATCTAAAAGCAGGTCAACTCTTAGGAGCACGTTTAGATATTCCTGCTTATAACAAGTATGATAAGTGGGTTGTGTCTATACACGATGGCGGCACTAAAGGAAAGATAAAAGAAAGAGGATCAGTTTTAGGATATGGTCAAGCAATAAGGCTAAAGAACGTTAGATTTGGTTCTCAGTCAAAAGAGGCGTTAGATATTGCTAGACGTAAAGTTTTAAAAGAAGCAGACCCAGTAAAAGGTACACCAGAAAAACGTATGGGCAAATCTACAATAGCTCGTGCATTTGGAGAGTACGTACCAGAAGATCCATATAAACTACAGGAAATGGCTGCTTCTATTATAGAGTCTGGTTCAAAAGAATGGACACAGGTGGGAATGAATCCGTATAGAGGAAGCCAGTTCTATATCAAAGCTACAGGAAAACCTGTATTTGATGCGGAAGAAATAATTCAAGTTGGTCCTCTTGTTCTTGCAAAGAATGTTAAAACTGCTACCCTTTCTGATTTAAAAGAAATGGCAGTAAGAACAAAAGACGGTAAACTAAGGATCTTTAACGAAGGTGGTATGGCAATGAAAGATGACATGAACATGGGATATGCATTAGGTGGGGAAGTAGATGCAATTGATCCTGTATCAGGTAATGAAATACCACCGG